TAAGCTAGTCGATACTGTTCGATCTCGTTGCTTGCATCGCTAAGTGTGCGGTCATAGGCGTCAATCAGGCTTAATACCTTCTCTGCATCGCCCTTTTGCTCTTGATTGTTTGGAACGCCAAACAAAGGGTTATAGTCAAATAGGTGTTCCTTTTGGTCTTTAAGCTGTAATCCGTCTGATTCATCATCAAAATAGTAGACATCTGTTTCGTCGTAGAACTCCACATAAAGGTGTGATCCTTTGTCGGCATCATCCAATCGGTAATAGTAGAGTGAGTAATCCGGATGTGTGATGTCCTTGCCGATGAATACCACATGCCAAGGCTCGATGTCCTCAATGTTCGGCTTACCTTCTGTGTCGATATAAGCAAGACGCGCCGCATATCCACAGATCGCCGCATACTTTCCACATTCAGCATCTTGATCGGCTGAATTGCTCCGCAACAAAAAGTCTTGAATCTCCTGTTTCCACGTGTCCTTTGCGTTGTCTGCCCTATACGTGATCGGATGACCAAACATATAGCCAACCTTGGTGTCAACTATCTCTGAATCAAAACTGTTATTGAGCATGTTATTTACTTTGTCATCAAGACGAAAGACGTTTTTAGATGGCCCGGCTCCGTAATCGATCGGTGATCGATTAAAGATCTTCGGCCCGTCTTTCTGGTCAGCAATATAGCGATGATAAAGCCGCTTCATCCGTTTATGATCGGCTTTGTGATCGCTGATGATTTCTTGTACTGTTTCAACCGTGATGCCATTTTCTTGAATTCTCTTGATATATTTAATAAATGGATTCATCGTTTTCCCTCCTTCCTATCCTGCGCTGTGCTGGACGATTATTCGTGTATATTCCGTATCTGAGAGCGTCGAGTACGTCGTCCCACAGCTTCACAGGTTCGCCGGTCGTTTCGTTCCACACATACATATAAATTTCTTTTTTAAAACGCTGTACACGTTCATTGACGATAAATAGCTTGTTTTGTTTAAACAGTCGAGCGACTTCTTCAATCCCTGCGATTCTCGACTTGTCTCCGTTAATTGCACGAATATGTTCCCGTCTTAACCGTTTAATGTGTTCTGGCCGCGCTGTATCGCAATAAAAATGGATGTTGCCGTAGCGCTCTTTCACGCCCATTGCAACATCCACCCAATAATCAATTTCTTCATGCTGTTTTGCATGTTCTTCGATTAAATAAAAATCTCCTTGATCATCTTCACCGATCACGACGATGGCGCCATAGTGCTCATAACCAAAATCGACACCAGCAAAATATTTTACAAAGTTTATATCTTTCAACTTCGATTCGTTGACGTAATGAATTTTTTGATTGAAGTCCTTGTAGACAACGCCTTCAGCGGCGCACCAGACACCATTGATGTCGCGATCATAAAACATTCCGCTTGGTGTTGTGGCTTTTATGTTTTCCCTGTACCGTTCATTGAGAAATGTATTGTCATCAAGCACATAATGAAAATCAACAATGCTTTTATCTGGATTGTCAATGTAATCACGTTTCAACCAATGTTCTGGCTGATCCGGGTTGGTATCAATCAGAAGCCTTGCACCAGTCGCTGAACAGCGCGACTTAATTTCGTTGAATACTTCTTCGTTAGCCAATGACGCTTCGTTGACATATGCGCCATAAGCCGTCATACCACGAATACGGCTTAAATCATTGATCTTGCTGTGCCCGGTGCAGACAACAAGCACGCCGAATAACTTGAATCGGTTGTACTTGTCCATATGAAAGCCGATTCCGTACTTGTTAGTCAACTCAATCATGACGTTCTTCGCCAAGTTTCCCAAATTGGCACCAGCAAGAATATACTGTGGATTTTCTACTCCCTCATTTGTCGCTATTCGTTTGACACGCTTTAATTCATATAGGAATAGATCATTGTCAACCACCGTTTTTCCCGTTCGCTTGGCGCCGTGATTAATCAGCATGAAAAAATCATGATTAAACGCATACCGGAGCACCTCTTGCTGTTTCGGCGTATATAGTTTATTCAGGCTCATTAGTGAACGCCTCCTCGAGCTTGTCAAGGAGATTTCCTAGCTTGTCCTCTGTCTTTGCTCCGGTATCCGTTGTAGCCCGTATCTGGTCAATACGAGCCTGAACAAGTTCAAGCTTATGATGACGTTCGTCAAATTCGTCAGTGATCTGTAAGAACTGTCTAATGGATGTCCTTAACTCACTAATCGCTCTGCTTTGAGCATTTAAAAAAGCTGCCTGTTTTTCATAGGCGAACCTTACTTCGTATTTATCAGCACCAGAATCACCCCATCCAGATTGGCTTTGCTCCTTAGATAAGTCATCAGCATTATTCACAAGCATAATTTTCTGTGAACGAATGATTGCAGTGTACTGAATAACAATTTGATCCCAAAGCAAATCCTCTGGTTTTCTTCCAGCGATTGTTTCCATAATCTCTTTATATTCTTCCGGCAGATACTTGGAAAGAAAGCCGAATTTCTCAGCAGCTTTGTTCCGTTTGGCAAATTGGTTTTTCGGGTTATGGTTGCCACTTCTCTTGCTCGGCGCACGTGCCTGCTTCTTACCTTTCTGTTTCGGAGTACTCCGTTTATCCGTTTGGAGTACTCCGTTCCAATTGTCTTTTGACTTCCATCCTCCAATTGTCTTTTCGGGGACTTCTAACTGTCTTGCTATCTCACGATTCGTGATCTCGCCTTTACATTCTTTCCACATCTTAAAGGCTTCATCACGCCGGGGATCTCTTTTCCTTGGCATTACATGTCACCACACCTCCATGATCGGATTGATGATTATTTCAAGTTGTTCACGCCAGCATTAAAATAGATGTTCAGTGATACACCGACGATCATCAGTAAAATTCCAATTGCAATAAGCGTCAGCTTCAACCATACTTCAAGTTGAACAGTCAACGGAGAAAGTATTAATGCTGTTCCTAATGGAATCAAGACTATTGATATCATGAACACAATTAATAGCATCATTGTCTTTTCTCTGCTTTCCATCCATTCTTCTTCACACACCTCAGGAACGGGCACAGCCCTTCCCGATCCAACCATATACATCCTTTACAGCCATGCTCAGGGTCTTTTATTTTCATTTCTCTGTCCTACAATTCCGGATACACATAAAAATATCCAAGTGATATAAAGTAGCGTTAGCCACGGGTGATCATAAATGGGTTCCATCTTTATCAGCACCTTTGTATAAAATAAAAGGACACCCGAATAGGTGTCCTTGTCCGTTCATATAATTCTCACAATACAATCATAACAGGTTTTTCTTGCCATTAAGGTTCAACATGAGACCGTTAATGGTTCAAAAAAGTGTCATTTTTCTTCATATGCTTTTATAAGGCATGTATAAACAATGATATTCTGCATTGGAGATACCACAGGCTTATAATCCAATTCAATGCCCCAACCATTATTCTGAAATTCACCAGATATTCTTGTTACTTGTTTTACAAACCATTCTGGATCATCAGATTTTATAAGCTCTAATCGTTTATACCCTCTCACGCGTATTCCCTCACTTCCTGATATTCTTCCATCTTCAGCGATACAGCCATCTTCACGAGAATAATTTTCTTCTTACGCTTGTACGTCGATGCGCTCATTCCCATGTTGATGTACGTCATCTTATCGTTCCAATCGGTCGGTGCCATGTAGCGCGCAATAATCAATTCTTGTTCCTCTGGATACAGTTGACTTTTCGCGTATTCTACTTTCTCTATAATTGCCTTCCTACGTGCCCTCTCGTCCACGTTATGTGCCGCACAGCTTTCTGTATCTGAATGATAACCATTCGTCGCAGACGGCGGTGTGAGACTCCACGAGACAGTTATTTTCGGTTCTCTAATGTTCGGTTCACGCAGTCGCATCCATTGGTACTTCTCAAGCATGGATTCCATTTTATTCTTTGTCTTTTTTATATCTATCTCTGGGAATAGTTCATATGCGGTTATCAGTTTCATGGTTATCCCTCCATTATGTTAAAATAGTCGTATCAGCTACGGTCGGAGGGATCCGATCTTTTTTATTTGTAAAATTCACCGAGAAGTTGAAACCTGTCTACTTCTTGTCCGTTGACATTCACTTTTTCAAGAAACATTTTTGTTGGTCGGCACCACAGTTTTCCGTCTGTTCCTTCATACACAACAAGATCTTCCTCTGTCTCTGTGCGTTTTGCCATCCCAACAACATTGTATATGCCGCCTTTGTAGTGCCTGTATATTTGTCCCATCCTTATCTCTCCTTCTCCATACTGTCAAAACACCAAAAACCCTTATACATCAAGCCGCCGGCAGTCGTCTCTTGACAACATGTGGTATAATGATCAATTTCACAGTAGCGTCGGACTATGCAGTAACCTTTTCCTTTTTTAATTCCGCTTTGATTGCATCTCTTAAGCGTGGCATCAATTCATCGCGAAGACGACGTACACTTATTGGAAGATCGTAAACAAGCATTTCAAACGCGTCCGTGAATGTTGTATTTTCAATCCATTCATTTTCGTTGTCTTCGTCAGACAATCTATTTATCAAATCCCATTCGCTGCTTGCCTCGTCTTCAGTAAGACTGTCCTCATGACGTAAGCGTAGAATCCATTCTTTTATATTTTTAACGGTAGCCGTCCAATCCAATTCAAAACTATTACCGTTCGTAAAGTAAAGTTTTCGAACATGGTAATCAAAGGATTCATCGAGGAAAAATTCTCGAAAATCGTTTTTTCCAGTTGTTCCCCAACGAAACGCATAGTTTCCAAAGTCAGTGACACACGAAAAAAATCCCGTACTATCAAGTAAAAATATTCCCCATCCGTCTAATCCATCTTTATCGGGCGGTATTGAATATCTCCAAAATTTAATTGACAATTTGAACCTCTCCTTTACTTCACATTAGCTGTCACCTGCTTTGGTGTAGAGTCGGACTGCGAATTACTTATTTTGTGATAACAAATCAGTAGTGGCAATAACACCAAGCAAAAAATCTGAACTAAACTTAATCGCAACAAAATCTTTTTCGTGTATTTCGCCCGTTGAAAGTGATTTATCAACTGCAATTTTTATAATTAATTCCTCTACTTCATCACTAACTATATTTTCATCGAATTTTGTATAGCCAAAGTCCTTGCCATGTTCAATAAATCCATAAGTGCCATTATCATTATTGTATAGATTTACTGCTAGACCTTTCATTCTTCCATTACTACTTGCTCCATATGATCTAAACTTAAATCCTTTATATTCCATTCTTCTTCTCCTTTCTATGTCATATTAGCTGTCTACTGTTTAACTTCCTTCCACCCGTCTGCCTTCATCCGCTCAACAATCCTCTGCTTGTTTGGCTCGTAACTCCAAACTTTGTGCCGTCCTTCTTTCCGGTAAAGCATGACCCAACTTTTCCATGTCATGTGATCACCTCATATTGGAAATTTTTGAATGCTAATCAGTGCTAATGTACGAAAGTCGCCATTTTCTCTTATTGTTTTTTCTACATCTCTTATTCCATCCAAATTTTTAATTTCACTTTTGCAGGTCACTGCAACATTACCAAAAAACGAATTACCGTTTTTATCAGTACCAGAGTACGAAACAAAATAGTCTTTTTTCATATCGTCATCACCTCGTCTAGTTCAAATATTTTCGCTTCAATTCGTGGATCGTCGCTGTAATATTCTTTGGCGTTCAGCTCCACAATCTGATTGTCATCTTCCCAAACAATTCCATTCATTGCATCGAGAATCAGCTTAATTTTGTTGTCGATATCCGGCTTAACCGTCGGACGAATGATTCCCTTCGCTTTAGCTTCTCTCTCCTTCTTGCTAAGGCTCTTTTGCATCTTTCGATAGATTGTAAGGTTAACGCTGATTGCTCCTGTAAGAGGCTTCTCACGCGTCAGAAAACGAATGAGCTTTTGCAGGTCTTTCTTCTCTTTGGCATTCGGATTGTAGGTCGTTGTCTTACGTGTAAACTTATTTGTTACAGTTCGCGGTCGTCCCTGTCCGTGATAGTCCCCTGGTATGATTAATTCAATCACTGAATCCACTCCTTTTGACGCAGACGTTCAGGATACATTACCTTTCCAGCAGGACCGTATTTCTTGTGGCATTCGTCCAGATCCATAAAATAGATTTTAACTTCACCGTTTGCCTTGCTGTGATGGCGCTCAAATGGTCGTTTCTTCGGCCGTCTGTTCTCTCCCTTCGGCGTGCTCACTGCTTCCTCAAGTGTCCAGTGCTGCACGAGCACACGGTTTCCGATATTGTTCTTTGTTAATCCGTTTTTCTCACATTGCATCAGTAGTTCACCGTCAATACGTTGTCCACGTACATAAAATGGTTTTAGCATCAGTAGTTTGCCTCCCAGCGCTTGTGATTTTTCTCGTGCTTTGCAAAATAAGCAGCTTCGATCTGATCATCAGTGATTCCTAGTGAGTATCCGAGTTTGATAAACTCTGTAAACAGTGTGATGTACGATGAATAGTCTTGGGTGTATGTAAAATCTGCGATGGATTCAAATACTTTGTTTAACTGTTGCATGATTGATCTTTCAACCAAACTTTCCGGATAAATTCCGATTGGATAATATCCGAACGCATTACCTAAACTCAAAATGAAGTGAAGTCCGTCTGAATGCTCCTCAACGACCTTATTACGGTCAATACATGAATGCTCTTTCCAATATTTCCAATGTGGCTGAACCTCTTGAGCAAGTTCACCGACTTCGACGAACAGAGCTAGGATCTGATTTTGGATTATGTCCTCATGTTTGATGTCTTTCTTCGCAAAGAGATAACTATCCAGTTCCTCTTGTTCTTTAAACAAGTTTGGTAGATTCATTGTTTATCGCTCTCCTTCTGTGCATCAATGGCTTCTTCAATCTTGTCAGGAGCGATTAAATACAATATGTCTAAAAGTGCTTGGTTTGTGTTATTATCATCTCTCAACTGATCGTTCACTGCAGCTAGGTGTACCGCTCGTTTTTCGTACATTTTCACGCGATCAACTAAGCGATTATTATCTGCTCTCAACTGCTCAATCTCACCTACTGCCCACTCACCATCCGAATGTCTCAGGATAACAGCAGGACTTTTCTTGTATTCCTCTAGCTTTTGTTTGATGTAGTCTAGGCGATCAGGCATCCTTATCACCTAGCCAATCTGTAACGTCTGGATGCTCTTTAGCGATCTGAATAATGAACTCTTGCAGGGTATCCAGTACATATTGTTTGTGATATATTTCTACTGTTTTGTCCTTTGCTACATCATCATAAAGCCACTTTATTTTTTCCCTTGGCGACATCGGATTGACGATCTTCTTACCGGACTTGAGAGCAGCGATCCAGTCACTAACTTTTTCTAGTGATGGATACATGTCAATGTTACTTACATCACGATATTTACTAATTGCTCGATATAGGTTTCCGGTGGTTGTTCCATGATTTTTAGAAAGATTAAATAGCACTAGTTCATCAACTTTTTCCTTCAGCACATACACATCTTCACTCATCGCTCTTGCTCCCTTCAATGATTTCAAGTGCTGCTTGGCAGATCGCTAATGGTGCTGTTTTACCCCATTCACGATATGGGCCACACGTAGCAAGCCAAGTTCCATCTGAAGAACTTTCTAGTCGTATAAGTCCGATATGTTCAGCTACTTCCCAAGCACTTCCCATATCCTCAGATGGGTTCCAGTCAACTAATTCGTTTCCTTTAGGATCAACAAATTGTTTCCATGTTTTTTTAGTTTTTCCGTTGGTGACTGTTGTTAAGTACCATGAAGGATGAAGAAATTGTGCCAACTTCTTGTTGATCTCAAGATTAGTCATGTTGCGCCTCCTCAATCATCCGTTTGATATCGTCATATGATTCATCACAATAAATGCAAAATGTTCCATCACCGTTTACATAAATTGATCCTTTAACTTTCGTTCCATCTAATTCATCCGTTTCAAAACAAGCTATTTGATTAACGTTAATCATTCGTTTCCGTCCATCAATGCTTACTTCAATAAATCCCTTCATCCCAACAACCCCTTTTCTCGTGGCTCTATTTTCCCTTTTAATCTCAAATCGAGTATTAACACTGCTATATCCGTTTGTGTCCGTCTAAACGTCTGTGAGAGACGCATAAGCGATGCACCTGATTTCCATATCTTGATAAATTTTGCTACTTCATCAATTGACCACTGGAAGTCTACTGATTCACACGCGATATACGTCTCACCGCGCTTGCGTGGCATCCACTGCTTTTCCAACTTAGCTGCCGTTTTGTAGTTGAACGGTTCTGCCATGGCCATCCGTAATCACCCCTATCTCACTCATAAACGCTTTGTACCACTGGTCAAATTCTTCCTTGGTCTCAATTGGTCCGTCTCCACCTGTTACTTGGATTACTCCTGGCATGATGTAATGGGCTTGGTTCATTGGATTACCTCATCGAACAGCGATTCTTGATAAAATCCTGTCTGTGCTGCAATTGGGTTGATCCATAGTGTTTCTTCGCGTATCTGCCCAGATTCTGCGTGTGACCGCATTGTCTCTTTATGCCATTCTCGCAACTTGTCGTTATATAAATCATTTTCGTATCCACTCAGTAGCACTGGTCCAGGATGTTCACTTAATACCTGCAGTAATTCTATATGGTCATCGTCCGTCATTTCGTGGTCATACATTGTTGTCCGTCTCGTCGATATAAGGTAAGGTGGATCGGCGTAAATTAGCACGTTTGAATGCTTGTATTTCTTGATTAACTTGATCGCTTCGAGTTGCTCAATCTGCACGCCTTTCAATCGCTCGGCGATGATCTGTATTTTCTCTGGAAGCTTGTCCCATTCATGTGCTGGAGAAAGTGGACGAGTATTCCAATTAACTACATGCCTCCAGTCCGTCTTCTTATTTGTCTTAACCCACCGTGCCATCCAGCAACGGACTAAAAACCGTCGAGCTTTCTCTAAGTCGTCCGCTGACTGCAGATATGATTCCTCGTACTCTTCTCGGCTGTATGGCGTCCAAACAACTGACTCTATCAATTCATCTCGGTGATCACGTATTATACGGAAGAGGTTGACAACATTGCCGTCAATATCGTTGATCGTCTCCATCTTTGAGCGTGGTTTGTTAAAAAACACTGCTCCGGATCCGAAGAATGGTTCCAAGTAAGTTGAATGCTCCGGAATGTGGCTGATGATCCAGCTGGCCATGCTCCATTTACTGCCGGGATAGTGCAGAATTCTCGGTACATCCATTCCGTTCACCCCTTTTGCTCAACCTTTACAATGATTTCAACATCCGATTTTTGGAATGATAGCGAACCCGGTGGCTCGTACTGTTCTGAATCCCAATCTTTATCAAACTGTTCACGCTCATTGACGTATGTTCCCATGAATGGGTCTTGTTCCAAGAGATAACTAAATTCCTTAAATTTGTCGTCATCTGACTTGTTCCAAATGATCAGCGTGTATGTGTCTTTACCGTAAAAACTATTTGAGACAACGACTTCAAGACCGTCGATTAAGTTGTAGGCTTTTATTATCCCTTGAACGACTTCATCACTTGGCGTCAGTCCGTCATAGCCTTTTAAAATTTGTTCCGGTGTTTTTCCTGCGGTATGCAGCTTTGCTTTATATAAGTCAATGTGTGGCGCTTCAGTCATCCCATTCACCCTTTCCCTCTCTGGCTCGGTCCTTCGACTGCATGGCACCGATCATAGGCCATTCCGTTTATCAGCCTGTCTGCTGCTGCAAATCCAATCCGTTCAGCTAGCGTTGCCCTATCTTCATTACTGCTGAAAATGATCGGCTTACGGTTCCGATAACGATAATCAATGATCTGATAATAAAGGCTCTCTTTGGCTTCTGACGGCTTCGCCTTGCCAATGTCATCCCATACCAGTACATCAACCTGTTCAGCACCATTTAAAAGCTGTCTGAGCCGTTCTCCGCTGTCATTCATCATCTTGGCTTGTGTAAGTTCATCCATCAATACCGCATCCGATACGACCAAAACGCTGTATCCGCGCTTGAGTAAAAACTTTGATGTGGCGACCTGTAAATGCGTTTTGCCAATGCCGAAATTGTTATGATCTGCTTTGGCTTGCGCCTTATCTTCAAGCGTTTGCAGATTTCGTATGTTTTGTTCGCCAAAAGCAGCGATAAACCCGAAACTGTTATTCTTGCTGTCTTTAATAGATTCAAAATCTTTGAGGTAGTCAGAAATCAACTGGTACATATCCCTTTGCCATTGGTAATCTCGCCGAAAGTTTTTAAATTGTGCTTCTTTGAATTCGTCTGGGATCATAGATTCTTTAAAAAGCCGATCCATCCGCGCTCTCGTGACGCATGAACATGTCCCATACACTGGTGTGTACTTCCATTCACCATTGGGATACTGAACATTGTTTTCGATTTCAGCCCCTTCTTTAATCTTTACAAGTCCAGTGTCTCTACATTTTGGGCAATCATATTCATTTCCAGACGGCTTGTGCTGCTGCTGATTCTGCAAGTGCTTGTTCATAGCTACTTTTTTCTGGAGATCGGCCATGATAGCGTCGAATGTCTGAAACGTTGGTTCTCGCTTTGCCACCGGCAGTCATTCCTTTCTTCTCTTGCCATTTACGTTGGAATTCGCGTGCTTCCTCTAAGGTTGTTACGTTATCATCAAGCCATTTTTTTATGATTCCCTCTACATAGCTGATCCGTTTGTTGTCCTCTTTGAGTGCTACCTTCATAGCAGCAATCACGAGATCACTAGATGACTTGTCCACCAGTTCATCAAGAGCCTGTGCATTAATTGGTGATAAGAAGCTATGATAATTCTCTTGATAAAACTGTGATACTTGCTTGTACTTTTGAATATCATCATAGAAAGGATCTGGTTTACTACTACTACTTGATATATGTTGTTTAATATCTGTGTTTATATCTGGTATAGGTTCGCCCTTTTGGTCACATCCATCTGACCGTTTGGGCATTTCCATTTGCCCATTTGGGCAATGGCTTTTCTTATCTTCATCTGTTCCAAGTGCGTACCATTTGGTCCGGTCATACGCTTTTTTATTAAAGTTTCCAGTTACAATCGCTCTTGAATCCTCGAGATTATTCAATATTCTCCTAATCTGTTTGTATGACCAGAATGGGAACAACTCTTCGAAAGCTTTCATCGAGTTAAATGTCCAATAACGACCTTCGTAAAAGTTAGTTCCGTTCGCTTTGTTTTTCAAAATCCAAAAACGGAAATTGCTGAGCATGATTGCTTCATCTACTCCGTACTTCTTAGCGTCATCGATGTTGAATGAGTAATTCATAACAAACACCGATCCCACTCATCCCGGAAATAATCCGGTCCGTACCGTTCTTCAAATTCGCGCTGCCAGTGGTTAATCAAATTTTGGTGTGTCTGCACATTTCCATGGCATAGCCAGCAAAACAATATGCCATTTGTTACAACGCCCCTGCCACCTTGTCCGCGCCCTTTCACGTGATGAATCTGCAATCCCACATGACTACCACATATTTGGCATTCGTCATGATCTCGCTCTCTGATTTGATTCCGTACTTTTTGACTAAATTCTGATCGCTGCCCCCATGTCGGTTTCAATCGTTTATACTTTGGCTTTGGTACGGCTATCCCCATCGGTTTCACTCCTTCTTAGTGCATAAGACGTAACGATTAGGTACTGTTTTTATTGGTGACATTCCTGATTCGTTCTTTTTCAAATATGACAAGGTATATTGTTGAAACTGATTGATTTTTCCGTCGTCAAGCATCTGCCAAATATATGGTGGAATACTGATCGGATAGTTTAGAATGGCAGATCATCATCCGAGATATCGATTGGTTTGCTGTTGTTTGCAAAAGGATCTTCAAATCCACTTGATGCCTTTTGATTAACAGGACCTGCCTGACTAACTAATGAATTTTTGAACATTTTAACCGTCGGGTAAGTATTTCCGTTATACGTTCTTTCCCCAACTACAATGCGCAGTGGACGATTGATCATAGCTTTTGCCCACTCTTCTGGACTAGCGAAGTCAGTTCCTTCTGGAATACCTGCCGCTTTAGCTGCTTGATTAAATCTCCACAGCGAATTTTGTGTGAACGTGAAGTTGTCATATCGAATTTCAGATCCTTGTGACGGCTGATCGACATCATCACGGATGGTGTAGTTCATGATTACGCAATCATTACCGCTTTGCGCCTTTCTTGCATCAAATTCAGTAGGATAAACTTCATATTCTCCCGGCTTTACTGGCGCACTTCCGACATTGTTATAATCAATTTTGAAACTCATTTTTCATCGACCCCTTATGCTGTTTGCTGGTTTTGTTTTTGCTGCTGATTTTTTACATAATTAAGTGCTCGCTCAAGCAATTTCAAACTCATGTCCGTGATGGAACATTTTGCCTTGAATTCCAGTTGCTTCACCACATTTTCAATTGCTTCATCACTGCGCACATCATTTATATAGGTGATAATTTCTTGTCGCTTGGCTTCTTCTTCTGCCTTAACGTCAATACCTTCATCAAGCCATCTGAACAGCTTCGCTCCTTGTTCTGGCGTCAGACGTCCGGGATCACTTTCAAACAGATTAGAGTTATCCTTAACCGCTTGCGCCACGTGACTCTGGTCAATTCTCCAAACAATCATAAATTCATATTCAAGGTCATCTTTCATAACTGGTTTCAATCCGATTTTTTTAATGTTAAGCTTTCCTGTGTCACCTGTTTCAACCTGATAATCTTGCTTAGTTCTCATGGATGCCAGCACATGAACATTGTTTGCTGTCAGATCACGTACGAACTTTTCCATATAAGGCTTAACCTTTCGCCAAGAAGAGAATGTTCCCCCGAACTGTTCTTTAAGATCAAGCATCCCTCCCTGTCCCTCCCATGCGTGAGATATCGAATCAACAATAACTACCTCACAACCGGCATTTTTGAGATCCATCATGGCTTCGCTATACCGCTCAACCGAATAAGGAGCTTGTAAATCGATATGATAGAATGGCTCAATTTTTATTCCCGTAACGGTTGTTCCTGCGTATATCTGACCTCGGTTGTGTTCCGTGTCAATCATGCCAATCTTTTTAAATACTTCCGCGGATTCGAGCTCCGGATATTCTTCTTTCATCATTCCGTAGGCAACAAGCAGCATCGAAAGTGTTTTTCCACTGCCACTACTTCCGATGAATGCAACTGCAGCTTTCATCTTTTCACGTCGTGCTAGTGTTAATTCCACGATGATTCCTCCTATCTGATTTGCAATGACTTAGTTTTTTGGAGATAAGCACCCTTGACGTTCTTTCCGTCAGGTGTTTTTAATAGCGCCGTCAGTCCGCTCTTGTCGATTGTTTCCACTGTTTTGATGAATTGTACTGGGATCATGTTTTCATCTGTTATAACAACGTGTGGCGCGTTAAAACGTGTGCTAACCGTGAAACGTTGTCCTTTAACCTTTGGCATCTTTGCTTTCTCGAGGGAATTGAGAAGGTGCTGTTTCAACCGTTTCACGTTGTTTTCATAGGTCTGTTTCCGTTTGGATAGACGGTCAATTTCTACTTTCAATCCGGCAGCATCTTTTTCTATTTCCTTTATGACAGCTGCGGTTGCTTCTGCTTTAACTTCAATCGCATCATGAATACTTTCCAACGTGTCAGCTAATAAATCGCTGTCAACGTCCTCTGCAACGTCTAGGAGCTGTCTATATTTGTCGGTCAATTCGTACATCGTAGGCATTACGCACCAGCCTCCATAAGTTCAGAGTTTTCATAAACGTTGCCGATGACCTCGACTTCTTCGCAGCAGGTCAGATATTGAAAATCAGTTCCGTAATTTTCTTTTCCATTCGTTGCCTTGAAACCTAATTCGGATTCATCAAACACAACAATGCCCACAAACTCTTTTCCGTCATAGACAGTTCTAACAATGTCCCCTTCGTATACGTCCCGACCGTTCTTGTCTTTCAATCCGGTGTACTGCATAAGATGTATTTTTTCGCCATCTACCCATCCTTCACCAACACCAGGGCCATAAAACTTAAGCCCGTTTCCGTCTAATTTAGGACCCATGCAATAATGTAATTCCGCTACTGTGTGCATTATTTTTCCATCCCACGCCCGGAACTTAATCGGTCTCATTGCCTTGCTCCTTTCGCCCATGCTATAATAGGCATATAAAATATTATTGTTGATTGTTAAAGACTGCTGTCGTCATACAGCGGCCTTTTTGCTTTCAATTTCCTTTAGCGTTGTAAAAGTGACACCGTTAATTTCAGCAACAAATTCTTCATGCTCATCATCAAAAGGTAACTTTTTGTAGACGCTAAATTCTTCAAAGAAACGATCGTTTTTCAATTGAACTGATGGTTTCATTTCGTGTTCAAAGTCTGAAATTTCAATAAATGAGTTGACACCAATCAGACCAGTTTCATCTGTGTACAGTTCATTAAATTTTTTTGCGAAATTTGAAAGTTCTTCAATATTTGCTTTTGCCATCTTGTTCCCTCCTCACATGTGGTTTAGTTCGTCTTGCATGTCCTCCAACTTTGCATCAATCTGATTCAGCTTTTCTTGCACCCGGTCTCGTTCTTCATTGAGATCTTCAATGATTTCATTCACCTGCCATTTACTCATGCCTGTTGGCTCCTTAAACCGGCTTAACAGCGGCATTGCTTGTCCCTCCTTCCGGTGTCCTCATTGCCCACCGCACAGGCGTTGACCTAATCAATCGCCGAACTGTCCTAGACGGTTGCCAATTGACTATTCTTAGCCTGTGCGCTAGGTAATGAGCGAGTAAACTTGTTACCTGAGCGCGCATTTGTTTAGGTCAACCCGTGAAGCAAAGTTATCTATTCTCCAAGATAGGAGAGTGTTCACCTCTTTCCATTTTTTATTTGACTTCCGCACTTATCAGCAATTGTAGGGGGCTACAACTCCTTTATTAGATTTGTACGTGGCTGCCATTCTCAAGCACCGAGCACCACCCCGGCACGACCGGATTGCTCCGGTTTCGGCTTAATAGATTCGTGGCAACTTGATTTGACCAATAACCCGATAGTTGGATTTTCTTATCAATTGTTTTGCTGTTTCTAAATGGACTGTTCCAATATCAAATCCACATTCGCTCTCATCAGTAACTGTTAAAACCTGATAAGAATCTTCATCATCACCTAATCTTCCAAAGACAACATCTCCGCGTTTAACGGAAGTTGGATTAACAATTTCTTCGCCTGATTCAACAGCTTTAACAAAGTCATCAATTTGCACTAAACTTGGTATGAATCTTGTTTTGTTGATTGCTAAGTAAACGCGATGACCTGGGTCAATTTCACCGATGTTCAACTTTTTCAAAGCTTCTTCTGATATTTCTTCTTTCAATTCATAAACCATGTTCTTTCCTCCTCCGGTTTCGGCTTAGTCACACCATGAATATTCTTTTTTTAGTTCATCCAACCATCCGTATTTTTTTGCTGTTTCAACGAAAAGAGGTTTGCCATAATATCCATATGAATCAAAATTTTCAAGACCTTCTTCAAGAATTTGATTCCACATACTGACAACATCGAACATTAATGAAGAAGATATACTGCGTTCATTTACTGCCTTTTCATATCCGAAAAAAACGTCTTTCTTTAACTGTTTCAAAACATTTTCGCGAATAAAAGGAATGTGTTCGTGCTTCCCTTTGTACTCATCTTTTAATTTAATTCCGATATTTGGAAGCTGATCCTCTGGTACAAATTCAGCCAACCGTGAAGCATCGCGTCCGTCAATACATTCTGATTTGAAACTCTCAATTACTTGATTTATAGTTTTCGTGTTCTTTCCTCCTTCACCTCATCTGTGCTAAAATGAGGTATATCCTAATTTTTGAGTTTGACGATCCTCATTGGCGTGAGGATTTTCTTTTTGCCATCCAATCATCTACAAACCCATACACCGTACAGCACACCATAAAACCCACGATGCACATCCACTGTCCGACTGTTAGCTCCATGGAATCTCACCCCGAAACTCAACAACCCCAACTGTTTTCAAATGTTCACGAAGCTTCACAAACTGTTCTGTCGTCATCACAATGTCAGCTAGTTCTTTGTTTAGCGTCATCTGTTTAATAGACTTGAGGCTTTTCATCGTGTCGCGTGCATGTTCAATGGCGTCATCAACTTTCCCAAGTGCTAAAGCAAGTTCCGTCTGATTCTGCAGGATTACGATACAGTCGAGTTCTTGCCGGAGTCGTTCGCGTTCAATCGGCTTAACAGTGGCTTTTGCTTGCTCTGTGTACATGTTCATCGCTGCTCATCCTCCACATGCTTTCTGTAGCCCCTCAAAAACTCGTTATGATCAATTCCGGCTGAATCTTCATACACTGCGAATGCGGCCATTCCGTACATAATCACGTCATATATTTCATACAGCGGCTCCACGATTTCTTTTTTGCTGTTCCGTTTGTAGGACTTGAAGTTTTTCAATGCTTCGATAGCCTCCTGCATATTGGTGAATAAGAGTTCTTTTAGACCGGGCTTCGACATATCCAACTTCTGAATAAGATTGAAAGCATTTAGAATGCGGTTGCCTGATTGCTTTTGAATGATTGCGTAACACATGCCCCAATCCTTACGAGACAAGTCAGGTTCGATGTAGTCGGGAATGCTCGCTCGCCCGTGCTTAGCTTTGCTTATTAGTGAATGATGTATATGTACTTCATCAGCCACCATTCGCATGGATTTTCCGGTACGGTTGCCATATTCAACAATGGCTTCTGCAACCGTTTCAACAGTGGACATTTTTAATCAGCTACCTTTCAACAAAGTCATCTTTTTTGTTTCCATAGGTTCATGGTTTAATAGAATAGTAGTCAGATAAGGCTACAAGGTTATCGGTTATCCCTACTTTGCCGGATTTGGTAGATCCGGCTTTTTTAAATAACTCGTTCAGCGTATTTGGGATACATTTCAGCGAGATAGTCAGAATGCTTGTCCACCCAGTCAATTAAGTTCCAAATCGGAACACACTTTTTCCCAACGTCAGGCACACGCGGAAATCCTTTAATATTCATGATCCGGTTTGCTGTTGGCTGGCTGCAACGGAAGAATTTCATGATGTCATGATAGTCAAGCATTGCAGGCCAGTTAGCTGCTACTGCATATTTGGCTGACATGCCTTGAAGCACTTGTTCAGTGACCTGCTTGGCAAGATCATTGGTGAATTGTGGATCGGTCTCGAGTTTAAGCATTCGATACACCTGCCTTTGGTACCGAAATGCCGTACTTAATGGCAAATTCTTTGACGACTGCGACATAGATTTCAATTAATCGTTTGTCATCAGCGATTACATCCAACTTGCTGAGCTTATCCCGTTTCGATTTGTTGACACCTTCGTCCGCCATGCGACGACGTTTGTTTGTCAGTCGAGTTTCGAGGTTGAATCCACCACGGCGTTCGACTTCTTTGTAAATATCGTGGCGCACCGTTTGATGTGCTTCGTATCCACCTAGATTGCGGGCCATTCGGTTTATAAGATTAGTAGAATCTTTGCGCCATTGGACCGAGTTGAGAGCAACAACATTTTTGATTCCGTCTATTCTTATTTCAAGTTCGCTTTGCTTACGTTCAATGTTTGCAACCGCCGTAAACATGTGACCGAACATTTGCATCTGTGGACTTAAATCATCTAGTTTTACTTGGTTTGGATTGAAATAATTCTCTTCAAGGTGATCAAATTGTTCCCAAGCTTTATCTGTTCCAAGAAGTTTGCAATGACGACTCGCACCACGATGCGTCCATAGATAAAGGCTTGAAGCATTTTTTCCAACGAGGTCGCTTTCAGATACCTCGTTCTTAAACTGTTTCAGTTGCTCACCAACTAAGAAAATAAAATGTTTTCCTTTTTCAAACTTTGATGAATTACGATTAAAATTTTGTTTAATTCTTTCTGGTGTTGTTTCATATTGTTCAGCCAATTGATCCGTAGTTAAAACGCGCTTATTTTTGTAATTAACAACCTGTGGTTCCAATTAGATTGCCTCCCGTTCCATTTTGTTCTTTGTTTCTAAGAAGTTTTCATCAAAAAAATATGCTGTCGGCAAATTAAGTGCTTTACAAATTTTTTCGTATTCATCGGTTTTAATCGCTTGCTGATTCGTCATCATCCTTGAAAATTTAGAATCATCAATTGATGAACGCTCCGCGATAAATCCGAATTTTAGACCGTTTTCTTCGATATATCGGCGAATACGATTATTTATCTTCATATCATCACCTCCCGATTCTTATTATCTAAGAACATTACATACATAATATAATTCTTACTTTCTAAGATGTCAATACTTTATTCATATTTTCTAGGAATTTATTCTTTACAACTAGGAATGAGGTTATAATCTAAGAAACGAGGTGAAACGAATGTCTGTTCTATCTGAACGGTTAAAATCAGCCAGAGATCATAAAAATCTTAAGCAGACTCAAGTTAAGGAAAGAACAGGAATCAACAATAAAACTCTAAGTGGTTATGAAAATGGTGTTAGCATTCCTGATCCCGACACCTTAACAAGACTAGCTGATTTGTACGAAGTATCAACTGACTATTTATATGGACGCACAAACGATCCAAGGCTAAGGGCTGACGGAATGCCATCTCTCAATGAAAAATATGAAAACGATATCGCAAAAAGAATGAAACAGATTAGGGAAGATTTAAAGAAAGGGAGTGATGGAGAATCAATAGCTTTTTATGGAGAACCTTTATCCCCTGAAGCAACCGAATCACTTTTGCAGTCATTAGAATTTATTGAAAGGCAAACAAAACTAATTAACAAGAAATATATTCCTAAGTCACGCCGCCAGGAGTGATTTCATTGTCAAAACACATTGATGACATCATCAGCGAATTAATTAAAAGGTACAATACAAATAATCCATTAGATATTGCAAAAAAAATGAATATAAATCTAATTGAATTTACTCTTGATAAAGAACTTTGTGGATACTACCGTTATATCAGAAGAAACAAATATATCGTAATCAACAATTCATTGGTTGATTCTATGAAATTATTTGTCATCGCGCATGAATTAGGTCATGCCATATTACACCCTAGAATTAATACATACTTCTTACGCAGATACACCTTATTTCCAGTTGGCCGAATTGAAAATGAAGCAAATGAATTTGCAACAAAATTACTTATCAGGCTTTACGAACTGCATGAAGGAATCACTAAAGAAAATTTATTAAAAAATTGTGGTATTCCGCCAGAAATGGCTAGATTCATATAAATGGAGGGTTAAATGTTGCAAATCAAGGATAAATGGTATTATTCAACACCACTAATATCTTTATTAATTGCGTTTTGGTTTTTAATCATACCCGGGATAATTGGAATTATTCTTCTTATTATACAAATTAAAAATCGAAACAAAGTCATGAAAGACATTGGACTTATTGATCTTGAAAACATTAATAAACAGATTTCGGATAAAGAAAAATCATCCCATAACTTGGAAGAAAAGATTAACAAGTTATCATCTGAACTCAAAGCTAAACAAAATGAATTAGAATCATCTAAGCGAGAAATAAAATTTATAAAAGATACATTGAATGATTTAGAAAATGAAAAGAAAAACGAAATTAATATTGTAAAACAGATAAATTCCAAAAAAGAGCATCTTGATAAGTTAAAAAGTGACAATGATAAATTGTCTACTCAGATTAAAGAAAACGAAAAAATGATCCGAGAATTCACCTTAACAAACGACGAAATAACCTCAGCAAAAAACGAGTTGAAGGAATTAAAAGAGAAAATCATAGAAATGAATGAAGAAATTCTTAGCCAATCATTCGGATTCTACGAGCCACATTATCATTTTGAAAACTCCGAACAATACCAAGAGAAATTAAAAGAAATAAGAACGCATCAGAAACAGATGGCTAAAACAAAAGAAGCTGTTGAATTCTATGATAACTGGACCCTTGATGGCAGCAAACAAAAGGGTCAGGCAATGAATAACGATAATATTCGTCTTGCTTTACGGGCATTTAATAGCGAATGTGACACAGCAATTAACAAAGTTAAATTTAACAACGTTGAGACTTGTGAAAAGAGAATAAATGCATCTTACAAAACAATTAATAAAGCTAACCAACGAAACCGAATAGAAATCAAAAAAGAATACTTGGCTTTGAAATATGATGAACTTTATCTCGCTTATGAATATGAGCAGAAAAAGGAAGAAGAAAAAGAGGAACAGCGACAACTTAAAGAGCAAATGCGTGAAGAAGCCAAAGTCCAAAAAGAAATTGAACGTGAGAAGAAAAAAATTGAAAAAGAAGAACAACATTTCAGTAACGAATTGAAGCGTTTGAGAACCGAAGCTGAGAGCGCTGAAGGCGAATCCAAGCTGGACTTACTCAATAAAATCGAAGAACTGGAAACTGATGTTCAAGAGCTCGCAAAAGACAAAGAAGATGTATTCAATCGTGAGAAGAACACACGCGCTGGCTATGTATACATCATTTCCAACATCGGTTCTTTTGGCGAAGATGTTTACAAAATAGGTCTAACACGTCGCCTGGATCCTACAGAACGCGTAAAAGAATTAGGTGATGCATCCGTCCCATTCACTTTCGATATCCATGCAACCATATTTAGTGATGACGCTCCTGCCCTCGAAGCAGCATTACATAGAACGTTCGATGATCGACGTTTAAATAAAGTTAATCATCGAAAAGAATTCTTTAGTGTTAATCTCGATGAAATAAAATCTGTAGTAGAAAAGAATCATAACAAAACGGTAGAATATACAAAACTTGCAGAAGCACAAGAATATCGCCAATCCCTTGCCATTGCCAAAAAGAAAAATATCAGTCAAAACGTCGGATAAGGAGTGATCAAAATGCCCTCAGCAAAAGATGTTCGATCTTCTCTAAAACCATTTGTAGGAAGCATGACAGCATTCAATAATTCGGATGCTTTATCAAAAATATTATTTGATGATGAAAAAATTGAATTAGCCGGTCAGTGGAAAGTCGGCAATATTGCCGTTCTTACAAAACAGAGACTAATATTTTTTGAAGGTACGTTTAAAGTAAAACAAGAATTGTATGATCGGGATAAAATTAAGGGCTTTCACACCGAACGCACGACAAAGCATGATTATTTGAAATTCATCCATGACGAAATAGACATTGTGTATCCAGTTGATCGATCAAAAAAGATAACTGACTTTGCAATAGCATTAGAAAAAACGTTAGGGTCTGTTCATGAGGATGATCATGGTATTAAAGAAAAAGTTGATTTAAAAGGTAAAACAAGCGTTGGTCTTGACATCATCAATGGTGCTGATCAATTAGAATTTAAAGCACAAATATGGTATGTAATGTATCAAGAGGTACCAGGTGAAGTTAAATTTGCAACCGAATCCAGATTACCATTAGGAGAATCCTTCAAACTGATCGGTTTTGATCGAACAGAGAATTTCAAACGAAGCATCAGCAATATTATTGGTGCCGCTGCACTTGGAAGAATATACGGTACAGCAGGAGCGATAACCGGCGCTATAGCTGCTCAAAATATAGGAAAAGACTTTTCTACCGCATCCATTCTTTTACAACGTAAAGATGGTGTACAGTTTATACTTATTGTTAAGTGTAATCAAGATACATTGAAACAGCTTCAAACGTTCATTACTTACGTTGTCAAAAACGAGGAAAAACAGCCATCACCTACCCTTTCCCCTGCCGATGAGATCAAAAAATACAAAGAACTGCTTGACATGGATGCAATCACTCAAGACGAATTTGACGCTAAGAAAAAACAGCTATTGGGGTTGTGATTATGGCAAAGAAAAGTGCCGAACCAGATGGATGTATGGGTTGTTTCACCGGAATATTAGCAATCCCCTTCTTGATTATTCCTGCAATCATCATAATGGCAGTATTATGGTCACTCTGGCATTGGATATTCGGTTAATTGCCGCTCATGCGGCTTTTCTTTTACGCACGAAAAGAACATATATTCGTTATAGGAGATGATCTCATGCCTTCTTTTAGCAAGTATAAAACAAAACAAGGTTGGCGATGGATGTTTAAACTTGAATTAGGTACAGATCCGAAAACAGGAAAAAGACGAAATACAACGCGCAGGGGCTTTTTACACAAACCGGATGCCGAAGAAATATGTCGCGGTCTTCAGAGCAAGTTAAGGAACGGTGAGTCCATCGTTGAAAATAATGTGATCGTCAAGGATTACATGAAAGCTTTTCTTAACTATTATGCGTCAACTGGTAAGGTGAAGCAACAAACGGTCAATTTGCGAAAAACGCAGGCAAAACACCTTAATAATCAGTTTGGATTTTTAAAAGTTCGGTTAATCACTCATGCCATGTACCAACAATTTATTTTTGATCTAAAAAATATTAATCACCTATCCAAATCATCTATATCCGGTATTCATGCACTTGGCAGTATGTTCTTTAAAAGAGCCAAGAAAGACGGTATTATCTCTAAAAGCCCTGCTGACGATACTGACCTTCCGGCATTTGAAGTATCCATTGAAGAGATTGAAACCATTTCTGAAAAGTATTTGGAAAAAGATGAAATCAATCTTTTCCTCGACAAAGTAAAAGAAGAAAAATATAAGGATATGCCCAACTTTTTCTTTACACTTATTTGGACAGGCATGCGCATTGGTGAATTGATCGCACTGACTTGGGATGATGTTGATCTTGATAACAGTGAAATCAATATTAGAAAAACATTCGTCAGCTCGTTACGCTCAACATCATCACCAAAAACAAAATCGTCAGTAAGAAAAATATCCATTGAGCCGGAAGTCATTCAAATGTTCAAAAAGCAACACGCACTGATAAGCGAAGTCGAACTTCAAGACGGCCATTTCAATATCCACAATCTCATTTTCCCGAAACTCATTCATTTTGATCGTGGAAGTTACTATGATCAGAGTTTAATTGAACGAATAATGAAACGAGTGATGAAAAAAACAGGTATTAAAAAAACCCTAACCCCTCATTCTTTGAGACACACCCATGTTTCGCTGATGGCCGAAGCCGGAGTGTCACTAGAAGATATTATGGTTAGAGTTGGTCATCATAATGATGCAATTACAAAACAAATTTATATGCATGTGACGAAAAGCCGAAGAAAAAATACGTCGTATAAATTTGGTGAATTGATGCGAAAGAAAGGCTGATTTTTTCATCAAGCGGTCATTTCGCGGTCAAAACAAATTTTCCCCTCTAAAAATTCCTTTGTTAAGCCATTTTATGTTATTTGCCTAAAATCCTTGACATTAATTGCTATGTAATTTCTATTATTGTCATTTATGCTCATGGATATGTTTGATAAAATATTAGTCAATTTTCGAGAACGTTTGTTCTATATAATTCAGAGTGATTTTTAATCTTGCGGTCAAAATGCGGTCATATTCCTCCACCTGCTTCATACCTATAAGACATGGAGGTGATGTGATGGCAAAGCACGGATTGAATACCACGTTTGATGCAGACATATACCAGTCTTTTAAAAGGAAGTGTGAATCGAATGGATTAGGCATGAATGAAGTATTGCAATTGTTTATGGTTGAGTACATCAACGGGAATTATGAGGTTGAGAAAACAATGTCATTGAAGAAAATGTAAAAGGCAACCCGATACCCTGCGACGGATCACGGATTGCCTACCTGTCAGCACGCGGGCCAACACGTTTATTATAGCTTATTCATTGGGAAAACCCAATGACCAATAAACCAAACGGCCCGCTGACCCAAAAACCCTGATTTTAAGTTGCGTCTCGCGCGCACGTACGCGCGAACCATCAAGGGAGAGGAGCGGACTTTTGTTTTGAAAAAACACGATATCAAATTTGCTGTGAACGTTGACGACAAACGAAAATTGATGTTGATGGCTTACGATGCTGATCTATCGCTGACTCAATTTTGCTCAAAGCTTGTCCGAGAAGAACTCGTGAGATATCGCGTGTATTCGAGAATAACTTACCCAACTAATGGAGTGCTTATACACGTCAAATTGGAGGATGATTATTTCAAGATGGTGCAGACGCTGTCTGTGCAGTGGCTTCTACCCTATCGCCAAGTCGTGCATCGTCTCGTGACAAATTATCTTAAAGAACCGAATCCAATTGACGCAATGGTAATTTCTTATACGGATTTATAAAAACTGTGGTCCAATGTACCACAAAATTGGAGGAGTCAGTATGAATAGCTTGTCTTATATAGATTTAGGGTACGGATGGACGAAAGGAATCAGCAATGACAACCGATTTTTTGAACCGTCCGTGGTCGGAGACGCACGACCTTTAATGGATGAACAGCAGAGAGATGGGGATATGATTTATCGCGATGATGAGCAATCGCTATTCGTTGGTGGTCTCGCGCTCCGGCAAAGCAAGATTAGATATAACAGCACCGGCGAAAATAAAGCAGATACGTGGACGACGGCCGTCATACTCAAAACGGCATTAGCACATCTATCTCCCACTGGACCGGTTAATATCGTTACGGGGCTACCGGTGGACTATTATATGAAACAAAAAGCATCAATGGCACAGTTGATTGACGGGCTGAACACTGCCGGACCGTATCAATTGGAGGTCGTCGGTCGTCGTCATCCTGTTCGTGCAAATCCGCTGATTGCCAACTATAAGATCGTTCCGCAGCCGTTTGGCAGTGCTATGGACTATCTATTAGATGAATATGGTGACGTTGTCAAGATGCATGATGCCAAGAAAAGTATATTAGTAATTGACGTTGGCTACTATACACTTGATCTGCTCGAATTGGATGGTATGGAGATTGGCAAAAATAGCCGGTCGCCGCACGGACTTGGCGTGGATACTGCCTACAACCTCCTACATGGCTACCTCGTTGATATGGTCGGCCACGCTCCGGAACGCTTTGAAATGGATAGATACGTGCTTTCAGGTGAATATGCTGGATATGACATTCGTCCACTTATCAAACACGCGTTTCAGGCACTCGCACAGCAAATTTTATTAGAGATCGACAGTTTATCAAGTTATTACGAGTTATTTTTATTAACCGGTGGCTGCGCTCCGACAATTAAAGAGTTTATCGATCTGCCAAACTTAGTTGTGCTCGAAGATTCACAGTTTGGTAATGTTCGAGGCTATGAAAAAATCGGTGCTCGGTTATGGTCGAAGTGATTCGGGTCCGGTTAAGAAAAAACAAAGATGATGACCTGCGCGCGGCGTTTGAAGGATTGGCTGACGACCGGAGCGATCTGATTCGTGCGGCGTTAAGAGCCTATCTATTCAACCGATCAGAACAGCCGACAACAATTGCTAAGCCTGTCCCCAAATTGAAAAAGAAGGAAAAACCGGACGAAGCCGTCACAGGTGGGCTAGATAATCTTTTGGGCAACTTTTAATGAAATAGCAAAAATACACTGCATTTAGCATAGTACACGATAAAAAGTGACCATTTCGAGAACTTGTAACCGTTATTTTTGCTAAAAGTGCGATTTGCACG